TAATCTCAGAAGCTCTTCCAAGATTAAACTGTGTCGAATCAGTTCCCTCAATTCGTGAGATTGGAACATTCAAAGACTTGTACAGTTTCTTTCTAAAATATTCTATGTCATCTGTTTCACCAAGATTTTGTCCACCCGGTAAAGTACTGATCTCAGTACCACGGCCCCCTTCTCGTCTTGGCAACCAGAAATCTTCCAACATGGAAAGATGTTTACGTTGATCTTCAACTTCACCAGTAGATGCGTTATAAATCATTTTCTGTTTATAACGATTCATTACTTGTTGTAAGTATTGTTCCGCTTTTAACTTCGGAAGATTACCAACGTCAATATAAAATATTCTTCGTTCTGGAGCTCTTGCTAACCTATAGATAACAAGTGCATCTTCGATCATTCTTAATTGATTCCACGGTTTAATTGCTTTAAACAAATAACCCATGATAACTTGTTTTACATTATCAATTAATCCAGAATGAACATATGAAATTGAATCAGGTGCAACTGTTATTGCATTAGATGTTACACCTGCACTCATTCCAAAAGAACCAGAATTTAATGCATCAGGTGTATAAAGATAATACTCTCTAACCTCTTCAACTAATTCAAGCTGTCCTTCTTTTTTCTTTTTTACTTCTCTAATCTTTTCAATCTTTAAAGGATCAATCGGAATTAATTCTGTAATTCCATCCTTAGGTCTTTTCTCATCAATTACAATATGATGATACAGCCTAGCATCAATATACCATTTCTTAAACAAGTCTGCACCTGTATGATTAAAATCCAACAAATCCAGAATTGTAGAAAACTCTGTATGTATCTTATCTTTGATACTATCTGTATAATCTAATGAATCCAATTCCAAGGCGACAGCTGCCTTCCCTTCTTCAAGAATCACAGCCTCATTAATAATATCTTCGATAGCCCCATCAACTTCATGGGAAAAACTCATATCACGATATTTAGCAATTAAAACTTTTTCATCTTTGGCGTCTGAATCAGTATTGAGATAATGTCCAAGAATTCCTCCTCCATCAATAATCTGAGTTGCGCCATCATAATTTTCGGGTGTTACAAAAGTTTTAGTCTTTTTCTTTTTATCCTTCTTGGATTGTATTTCAAAACCGAATAACTCAAAAGCCATATAATTTTTCCTTTTTAAAATTCATAATAAAAAGGGGGATGAAAAATTCATCCCCCTATAGAACTATAAGTTAATTCCAGCTGCTCCTTTTAAGAAGGAACCTGCAGATTTCATAGCAGCGTTAACATTAAGACTAACTTTACCATTTTTTATGTTAACTCCACCACCAAGTGAAATACCTGAAGATGAACCAGAACTATCACCCATATCAGTTTCCCAATGATTTACAGCAAACGTAACTGCGTATTCTTCTACTTGGTCATTAGAATCCCAAGCAACATCAATAGCAGCAACTTCTGTTGGATATATACTTGTCATCTTATAAGTACGAATTATATCTCCTTCTCGACTTAATTGATATACTTCAGCCTGACCATATACATCAGATGCACTTGAATACTGTATATTTTCCTCATGGGCTTGCATATCTCGCATCCATTCTTCAAATGAACCACGAATCAACATTTCAGGATCGTTGAATACAGTTACAGTCCAATCAGCAAATGTGCGATCGCCAGGAACTTTTAATTGGCGTCCTTGATATGGTACGTCAATGTTTCCGATCTGAGAAACAGGCATAGAAGTTCCTTTACACAAATAACTGAACTCTGATGTTCCCATTCCTGCAGGCGGATACATTTGACACATAAACAAATTCGGTCGTACCCCACCTCTGAATCTGCTACTAAAATCATTAATATTTGGCATTGTCTTACTCCTTTATTGTTTTGTAGTATTTATAAGATTAACCACCGATTTCTGAGAAAGAAACATCAGTTCTAGCGGCAATAAAGTTCAACTGGATATAATTGATAGAACGTGCTGGCTTAATATAAATATCACCAACAAATTGATTAGCATCAATTATACTACCAGGATTATTTGAACCGTCACATACTACTTTAAAGTCAGTAATACCACGGCGTCCTTGTACAGTTCTCAAAAATGGTGTTACCATATTTACAAACTGAGAACGTGTGAATGTATCGTTGAACTCAAATAGCATTGATTTAGCAGCTATAGAAATTGCTTTTTCAAGTATGATAAAGAGGCGTCGTACATTAATACGATCAAACGCAGTAGGCGTTACTTGAGCAGTTTTATCTCCCCAAAGAATAACACCAGCACCCGTTTGTGTAATATACGGATTAACACTCTTTTTATATAACTCATCACGATCTGCTTTAGTCGGCTCCCAAGATAATTTAACAATGTTCTTAACTTGACCACGAACCATACCAGCAGGTGACCACCATGCATCTTGAGTATATTCTGCTCTTGCTACCATACCAGCAGTATCAGCATTCATAGGCTGCCAGAAAAACTTATCTCGATATCTACAATATTGATATTTCCAAGCACCATCAAAAACAACATAGTTATTAGTTATGTTCTTATCAGCAACAATCGCTGCATTAGTTTTCGTAGTAACAGCTGCAGTATAACTAGGTGATAAAAATACCATCGCATCATTTCTTTCAGAAGCACCTTGCCCACACATTCCAGACAATGTAGTATTCATAGCAGTGGTTGTTTCTCCACCAATAATGAGATTTACATCTACAACTTCTGGTACTTGAAATAATGGATAACCTTCATTAGCTGTAGTTCTTGAAGCAACTGTAACAGCAACACCATCAGCACCCCATCCCATAGACCCACCTAAAACAGCTTCAGCAGCAGTTGCACTATCAAAAGTTTTAAAAGTTGCACTAGCTTTTGGTTGACCAGCATTCGTACCTGCCGCAACTGATAATGTAGTAAGTTGTGTTACATCACCCAACCATATATATTTTGATTCATTACGCAAAACATCTTTAATATAATTACTTGAACCATCATGTCGTTTTGCATCAGAAGCTTTACTTACAAAAGCAAACTTCTCTAAAACTTCACCCGGTACACCTGTCCACAAACCATCTTCATCAATTACAATAACGTGCATCTCATCTTGTGAACCACCATGAGTTGAAACATCGGCAGACGTTGCAGGTGCTCCATCAAAATGTGCAAGAAAAGTTGCATTGATTGTGGAATCTGCCCAACCATTAGAATCAATAACTTGGACTTTTAAACTATTTCCTAAACCACCGGGATACTTTGCAATAAACAAAACGTCATTTGCTGGAGTTACACTATCATAATGAGTTGCATTATATACAGTTGCTCCGGCAGCGGCGGGAGCATTATCTCCAATAGTTGCGTTCAATGCACCTGATTCACATACTCTAACAACAAGCAAGTTGTTTGCATATGCAAGATAATTTGCACAAGACCAAAAATGTCTTTCTGTTAAATCGTCTGGTTTACCAAAAACATCAACTAGTTCGTTTTCAGTTGTTATCGTAGTTCTTTCATGGACAGGGCCCCATTGAAATCCACCACAATATGCACCGATCGCCGTAGCGGTATTTGGTACAACCGTTGTTAAATCTTTTTCCGAAATACTTATTCCGGGAGATACTTGAAATGCCATTTGATTTCTCCTTTACATTCTTAATATTGATATAGATTTTACTTAGTAAACGTATCAACCTTCTGCCACACACCACCGTCAGGCATTAGTTCATACTTGTCATCCAATCCATCATCAATAATACCAAAGGGGATTGTCATATCGTCAATTGTATCCATCTTCGATTGATATAATTTTTCCCGAATATTCTGATTACTCAATTCTTTAAAATACTGTTGATCTACAACCCATCCAAACAAAACTAATGTAGTTACCAAATCATCATTAGAACCATCTTCAGCAGCAAATGTATCTCCATTGGTTACATATGTTGTCAACTCAGAAATAATATCATAATCAGTAATAATTAACTTATCTTCTTCAATCAAACTCTTTAGATTTGAGCAACCTATCTTTTTAACATTTTTGGTTGTCCTTACACCATAAGCGATATCTTTTCTGTGACCACTAGATAATTGCTGACCATGCCTACCATACCATGATACTGTTAAGAGATTTTCATACTCTAAATCATGGTGTAAAACATCTGCTACTTGCGCTCCAATATCATTACTCTCTACCAAAATATATGCATCATTATATTTCTTTCCTATATTATTTATAATATTAGGAAAAAGCAGCGGTGCAACAGTATTATTGCGATATTTCGCTGCAATTTTATATGGAACTTCTGTCGAATCAAAAACTGTAAACGTAGAATAATCTAATCCTTGTCCACGAGCAGTATCAACAGTTATCACATATGTTCTTCCCATCTCTGGTTCTTCATATACATCCAAATCTTCTTTTGACCATATGGGTGAACTATAAGATAATTCTTGTAATTTCTCGTATGATATAAGAGTATTAGAAGAACCCAGAAAATCTGCTTCATACTCTTGACGAAAAGCTTCTTCACCAATATCAGAGATAATCTTCTTACGCCATTCTTGATCTCGTTCTGGAATACTAGTCCAATGAATCTTAAATGTCTTAAACTGATTGTTACCTTCTACAGCATCATTCCAGAACTTGTAAAACAAGTTATAACCATTGGGTGTCGATACCATAATAATCTTGGTATCTTTACCAGATGAAATCGTAGGATAAACTGATTTGATAAATGCATCAGCAATCGTTCTCTGTACAAATGCAAACTCATCCAAGAACAATAATGAAAAACTGTAACCACGAATTGCAGATGATGATGTGGAAGATGCAATTATCTTAGAACCATTCTCCAATTCCAAGTTTCCTTTATTCCACTCAACAATACCCTGTTGCAAGAACTTTGGTAGATGTTGATAAGCCGTCTGCAATCTTCCAAGTAACTCTCTGGATGTAGATGCTTTGTTGGCCAACATACCAACTATCTTTGTCTTGTTAAATAATATATAGTGTAAAATATAACCAAGACTTGTTACAGACTTACCAGACTGTCTTGCACTCTTTACTATAACGTATCTATGTTCTTCAAGTGTTTTAATTAAATCTTGTTGGTAATCATAAAGATCAAAAGGTATCAAACCATGATCGACATGAATAACTTGCACATAGTTCTTTAGAAAATATATAATATCATCACGACACTTGACATATTCCTCAACTTCTTCTTTTGTAAATTGTTGAGGAACATTAGTTGGTTTTAATAACCGATTACCTAAATAAGAATCATCTCTATTTTCTTTTGCCATTATTTTTCTCAAGTAATAAATCTTGCAGTTCTTTAGTACTTCCGATAAACAAAGAATTATTTACAGTATGAGGATCTTTAACATCTTTTTCAATTTCTTTTTTTGACTTTTGTAATTCTAAAAGTTCTTTAGTTGTATCAGATAAAGTTCTAACCAGTTGTGCAGTTACTTCATAAGCTCGTGCTGATTCTGATTCTTTTGCAACTGCAAGTAATTCTTCAAGAGCTTCGTTACCCTTATCTATAAGAGTATGATATTGATCTCTTGAAAAATTATAGTCATCAGTTAAATCATTTGTTTCAGATTTTACTACAACTACTTTTTCTTTTTTATTTACTTCAATTGGTATCAAGTCACCTGTTACATCTATTACTTTATTTAATTTTTCAACAGTTGATTTCTTCATATAGTTATCCTATTCTTATTGTGCATCCCAGTAAGT